TCCAATGAGAGGAACTAGGGATACTGATAATATTCCACCTCCACATAAATCACTGGAAGATATGTGTATTGCAATACTAAACTCAGGCAATATAATGGCGTTCATCAAATTTTGCGAGAATGCTGCTATTGCCCTTCATGTTCGCAAGATTCCGCCAATTACACGAAAAGAGATAAACAATCTACACGAACAGGAATTGAAATGGAAGATAGAACGAGCAATAGAACGAGCGAGTCGGCCAATCGGATGGAAAAGATCTGACAGTGAAATATACGAGAGAGATACGGAACCTGAGGAAGATGTCTCTTAGTAGCGTGTATGTCATTTTGTCATTGGCATTTGTAGTACATGACAAAATTACCTACTACATTTGTAACCCGTAACGTGTTGATAATCAACGTTTTACATATACATTGTAGTAAGTATACCAAAATCCAAACTACGCATAATGTGTTGATAATCAATATGTTATGTACGAAAAGTACTATTGTAGTAAGGTTTGGGAGTTTGAAAGACCGTAGGGATTTTCACATAAAAAAAAATGAAAAAACGGGTTTAGAGTAGCCTTATACAGTAGCCTATACCTATTGATATCTCTTAACCACATTTACACGTTTTATATATGCTATATTTCCACAAGTCTTTTGATTTTTAGCTTACTACAAAACGTGTTTTTCGCTTGTAACTCATTGATAATCAACGTTTTACGCGTAGTTTGACCGTTGATATACTTACTACAAACGATATGTAATGTATTGATAATCAATGGTTTATGTGTTATTTTTGTAGTTTGGTGCTTACTACATTTTTTTGGCATGGTTTTTGATATGCGCAACCTTAAACAGAAAACAAAGAACAATGGAACAAATACTACCAACAGACACTTTTAGAGAAATGGCGCGAAAGATATTCTATACCTTCGATATAGGATATTCAGTAGCTATTTTTGGTTTTGTGGATGCCCAAGATGGATCACTAAAACCCAAGGGCGAACTCGTATGCGAGGAACTACGGCGGCTTGATCGCGTAGAGAATTATGTGAGTAATGTAGGTGCCAGGGGTGGCGGGATGAGACGAAGGCGAAACTTACCTGCAAATCATATTGGTGATTATATCAAGAACAAGACTTTTAAATGGGATATGAAAGAAATTGATAACAAGATAAAATATACTATATGGCGAATACAGTAGGATACCTGCCGGATCGCGGGTTTTGGAAACCGGAAGGATATAAACTAGAGGCGCAGCTACAATCAGCTTGCGCCTTATGGTTTTGGAATACACATATAAGATACAGGCGAACTCTATTTCATGTGGACAATAACTCATGGAACGCAGTTGTCGGAGCGCAGAAGAAATCTCTTGGTGTAGTAGCTGGACCCTCTGATTTTATTTTTATTGCGGATAAGGTGTATTTCTTGGAAATGAAACTGCCAGGGCATCAGCAGTCTCCTGAACAATGGGATTTCATGAACAAGGTCCTGGCGCTCGGGCATGAATACTGGATCATAGAATATTTTGCACAATTTAGAAATTTTATTAATAACAAGTTAAAGATAACATATGGATAAGAATAATGAAATCAAGTTTACCTCACAACAACAGTGGGAGGTGGTGGATATGTACAGGAGTATTGAATCCAATTCACCTGAACAACTATGGGAGAATGCGTGCAGTTACTTTAAGTGGTGTAGGGACAATCCTGTCCAGGTAAAGCGCACGCCATCCACAGGAAAGGATGCAGGGAAAGCATATTTACAGGAGTTTCCTATTATGTACACAATCAAGGGGCTATGTCTTCATTGCAATATACTAGAGGAATGGCTCAAGGATATGCGTATGGCTAAGGAAACAGCACCAGACTGGTACATGGCGGTTAGCAAGATACTGTATATTATCCATGATCAGAACATGACTTACGCAGCCCTGGATCTGTTTAATCCTATATTGGTGGGAAGATTGCATAATATTGACAAAGAAGAGGATACGCCAAGGAATATACTCATAGAACACGTTCATGGCCTGCCGGCACTTTCCAAAAACGAAGATGAGATTTTGAAAAAGCTAGAATCAGAAAACAGATTATTCCCAAAACAGGAATAAAGAAATCCAAAAGAGGAATCATGATCCGAGAAAAATCCAGGAATTTGCCTCGCATTTCCAGGTCCAGGATTTGTGAATTGGTTGATTGGTCAATGGTTGCATATGCAACTGTCTCGGGCGCAATAATTGCTTGTGCAATTGTTTTGCTGTTTGCTAAATATTTTATCATATTGTAATATACCAAATTTCGGGCAATTTTTGGCACGTTATTTGATGTCTCTGCAAACATTAACAGTCTCTTAACAAACATTTAACAAAATAAATTTGGTTGTTTAAAAGCTGCTTAAACGCATTTTAAGCCGTTTTATGGCTGTTTGCTTTGTTTTGATGGTATTATAAGCAAGCTGTTGGGATCATTGAAATTTGGGCAAATCAATAGTAATTTATAATATGTTTGCTTGCTTTATATATTGTTTGCTTGCTTTATAGCGCAATTATTATTTGCAACATTGTTGCAATCATTTTTTAAAAATAATTGCCCAAATGTTTGTTTGTATCAAATAAAGCTGTAAATTTGCTTTATCAATATGATTTGATGGTTTGGATGGCTTATATGTCATATTGGCAGCTCTTTATACGTTATTGGATGTTTGATTGTGTGTGTTACCCAATATTTGTATTTATCGGAAAAATTTGTTTATTCATTTATTCACAATAAGCCATTGGACACACAGCCATAAACAGCTGCCAATGTACAAACAACCATTTTATATTATGGCAAAGCAAACAGCGCAAACAGCGCCAAAAACGACAAACGTAGCAAACAATGTAATTAACAGCGAAGCAGCTACAAACAGCGAAAACGGTCAAACAGCTGAAAACAGCGAAGCCGAAGCCGAAGCCGAAGCCGAACAAACAACCGAAATTGTTTTGAATGGTTTGGAACAAATTGCTGCTTTCAATTCGCAAATTATTGAATTGAATGAAAAACGCAAACAGCACAAAATTAAAGCAAGGGAATTTGAACCCGATTCCGACGGCGAAAATTCGGAATTGCTTGAAGCATGGAAAATTGCCGAACAAATTAAAGCAATTGAAGCAAACATCAAGCAAGCCGAAGCAATTGCCGAATTGGATTTGTTACGTAGCAAACGTATTGAATTGAATACGCAGCAATTTGTTTTATTGTTTGGTAGCTTTGAAGCATTCGAGCAATTTAAAGCAAATATTGAAATTGAGCAATTGCAAGCATTCAACGCAGCAAACGAAATTGTTAACAATGAGCTTTTAAGCAAATTCGCAGCTGCTCCAAAAGCAGCAAGCAGCAAAGCAGCTACGGATGGTGAAATTGACAAAGCAGCTTTGGAAAATTTCACAAACAAATTAACGGCTAAGCAAAACCGCGAAGCATTACAAACAGCTGGTTTTGCACGGTCAACAAGCTGGTTTGCCGTTAATCGCATCCAAAAAGCTCAAGCAGCTATTGGCAACAAATACGAATAGCAGCAAGCAAAACAACCCGCAAACGAAACATTGAACGCAAACAAAGCAGCTAATTAGCGGGTAATTAGCTGCTTATTTAAGCTAAATTTAAAGCAAAATGGAAAAACAATATTTAATTCAAGCAGCGGAATACAAGCAAACAAATATGTTTGTTTATTCGCATTTTTTTTATATGCTTAATGGTAGCATCCAAACAATCATTATAACAAATTCACTAAATTAATTTAAGCTAAAATTAAAGCAAACATTATGACACAGCATGAAAAACGCGTTATGAACGCTAAACAAACCAAAGCAATCAACAATTTTTTAACCAAAGCAATCAAGCCGGCCGGTTTGTTTGTTATCGGTGCAATGATTATTTTATACATAATTTATGTATTGGATAACGAATTTCATAATCAGTTTTTTTGATTTAAAGCAATCAATTGCCAATTTATTTAGCAATTGATTGCTTTATTTGCTAAATTCCTCAGCAAAAAAAATTGCTGAGGCATTGGCCCTTTCACCCTCTCTATAAATTTTTTCCCGTATCTGAATTTAAACGTCTCTGAAACTTCTACGATTTTTTGAAATAAAATTCCTAAATCTCTAAATCCCCAGACTATGGAGTGTAACCGAAGCAGGCCCATCTTTCTCGCATAAGACGAAATTGGTTAACATTGAGTTGTTAGCCTTAGTGATTTCGCAGAAAAACAGAAGAAAGAGGGTTCAGCTTTATTTTTTGAGGAACCCCAAAAATCTGAGATCGTGTTGGTATTGGAGTTATCCATTTCCCTTGTGAATTTAATGTGGATAACTAAATTTGGTGGTTTGGGTGTTTTGGCGTAATTTGCTACGTGTGAGAATTACGCCCATATACGACCACACCTTGGAAGACCTGAAAGCAGGTGTACGAACTATTGTTCATCAAGGTGGATCATGGAGTGGGAAGACTGTTAACATACTGCCGGCACTGGCGACTTTGGCGGCGGAAGAGGATAGCAGTAGCATAACCACAGTAACTTCGATGAGTATGCCTCATTTGAAAGGTGGTGCATTAAGAGATTTTGAGATGTTTGTTTACCCTCATTTCAAAAGTGCGATTAAGCAGTATCACCGAACTGATCATGTGTTTACCTTTAAGAAAGGAGCCATAATTGAGTTTAAAACATTCGAGGACGAAACGAAGGCACGGGGCGCCAAGCGCAAAAGGTTGTTTGTGAATGAGGCGAATACGTTCTTGCAAATGCTGTTCTTTCAGTTGCATGGCCGGTCGGATCAGACGATAATTGATTACAACCCGTCGGAAAGGTTCTGGGCGCATGAATTATTGATTGATCAGGAAGGGGTTAAGACTTATATCTCGGATCACCGCCACAATCCATTCCTTACGGAGGCTAAGCACGCTGAAATTGAGGCGATTTGTACGTTTGCCTACGATCAGTTTGGTAAGATTATGCTGAACGATGATGGCGATCCTGTGGTTTTGAAAGGTGATTACGAGTTATGGAAGGTATATGCAAGAGGGATTACTGGTAACATTGAAGGTGTTATCTTTCCTAATTGGGAAATGATTGACGACAGCTTGTTTCCGAGAAATGTGGATTGCATCTTTTCCTGTGATTTTGGTTATACGGTTGATCCAACTGCGATTATGAAGATAGCGAGGGTTGGCAACACGTTGTTTATTAAGGAGTTATCATATCGTCCAGGGATAGATGAATTCGAGATTAAAGCAATCTTGGCCGCGAATGGCTGGAGCAGAGAGGATCCATTATATTGTGATCACGATGCAGATATGATCAGGTTGCTGCGAAATGCAGGCGTCCAATACGCTACTCCAGCAAGGAAGCCGCCAGGAAGTATTTATGCGGGAATACAGTGTTTGAAAGGTTATGATGTTAAGTACACGAACAGTTCAAAGAACTTGCACCGAGAAAGGAGTTTGTACGTTTGGGATAAGGACAAAATTACTGGTAAAAGTATTAATGTTCCTATCGAAAGGCACAATCACTGTTTTGATTCAATAAGATACGGAGTTTATACTAAATATTTACGCAACGAGTTGAAGAGGGCTTAGGCGTTTGTGCGGCCTCAGAGTTCGCTCTGCCATGCACTCGCCCGCCCTCTTCAATTCATTTCATTCGAGTTGAAGAGGACATAGTCATAATTGGGATACACCTGGGGGAAAACTCTATGTATCTGAGCGACGTGTCCTCTTCCATTCATAAAACTTTTAGCCATGCCAAGAAGAAAAAAAGCTATTCAAGATGAAGAGTTGGAAGTTGGTGTTGAAGAAACCACTGTCGATCCCAATGAGACCAGCGGGTTTGATCTAAACCAGTTGTGTGAATCAGCAGATGATCCGACTACTAATCCAGCTATTAACTATGAGAAATTAGTTAATAACTTCGCCCAACATTACAGTATGGACGATTTGATTCCTCCGGTTGATCCACCAATTTTAGATGAGGGATAATGAAAGACACCGGAACTGTTTCGCCACACGGAGAATCTAAATCAACACTAATGGGACTACTAAGCAACAGGGAAGAAGTATCAAAACGTACTGTCCCGCACAAGGAAAGCAAAGAATACCTTGATCGCGCGCAAAATATTGACTTGCTTATTGCATTGGCCAGGATCGCTGAGATCGCTAGACCAAATACCAGTTTGGATTTAGCAATAGCCAAGAAGATAGAACAAACAATCGACAAGATATAACCCTTTTATTTTTTGAGGAAACCCGCTGATATCTAATAATGAGTAGCAACATAGTAAGATACGAAAGAAGCAGAGGCCTATCATGGCGTTCTGAACCTGGGGACACAATCCCAGAAGTATCCCTATCCGGTCAACAGAATATGTTTGGCTCGATTGCAGTTGGAAGGTGGCCGATTAATAATCATACAGATTTTATCCCGATGGACAATCAAGGTGGGATAATGAGAATGCGAGGTGATGGTGATGGACATAAGGCACAATGGCTTGGGTTAGATAGTTTATTGATGCAATCTTGGGCTTACGATTATTGTTCACCTTTAGCAGCGGTCATAGACCGTCTAGCCGAAGCCGACTCTAATGGTAGGCTCGAGTTTGTTGATGAGAACGGAGCGACTCTGAAACGCGAAGTTATCAACAAGATACCCAAGAAATACAGGTTGAAAAGGCTGTTTAAAAGGCCTAATCCACTTCAGACCTGGTATGAGTTTAATAATGAACAAGTTGTAATTGCAAAGAAGCATGGGTACTGCCCTGTTTTTGTTATTTCCCCCAGAGGGATGGACAAGACGTTTGCTACTGCAATGATCAATATATCTCCACTGTGGATCACTCCAGAAAAAAATAATTTATTCGATTTATTTTCAGATGATCCAAGGGCATTTAACCCAATAGCAAATTGGAAGTTAAGTATCTTTGGACATAATTATACTATTGATGCTGAAGATGTAATGGTTGTAAAGGACGGGATAACAGCAAGTACGTCCGGTGTAAGGAATGATCTTGGTTTGCCAAA